CTCAGGTTTGCACTACTACCAATACTGGGTCGATCTACGGCCTGGAGGCCAAGGCCACGTACAAGGCGACCGAGGGATCCGGTCCTTACGCAATGGCGTACGGGGTATTTGGGAAGGTGACCGCTAAGAGCAGCGGTGGCACTCACTCAACAATTCCGTATGCGTATCCCATCTACTCGATCCTCGACGTAGCGGCGTCCAACACGGTGACCGAGGCGGTGAATTTCTTTGCCGAGAATGCGAATAGCGGCACTGAGAGCGCATCGTACATCCTGAAGACGCATAGCAGCGGGGACACGTGGGATTACGGCATCTACCTGGACGACGCTGTGATCGGCACGGCGGACATCGTGCTGGAGAACGGCGAGCAGATCGCCAACGCCGTGAACGGGACTGTGACCGTGAGCGGCAACGTGGATGCAGCGGGGTCGCTGAACTTTGGTGCGAACGATCTCTATCCGTTGGGCGTGGCGGCTGATGGGCTCACCCTTTACTGTGGTGTATCGGCAGGATTTACCGCAACGACTACGGTGGCAGTGGGCACGCACGGGGTTACGACTCCAACGGTGGCGCTGACGACGTTACAGACGCAGCCAGCGGCGACAGCAGCGTTCATCACGGCGAGTATCAGTGGTACAGACGTCGTGATCAGCACGTGGGATTCGTCCTATAGTGCAGGGTCAACGGAGACCGTGGCTTACTACTGTATCTACGGACAGAAATGATGAAGACGTTCGCGTTCTGTTGCGCGAGTTTTGCAGAGGTGACGGAGCTGGCGGCGGGGGTGAAGCCGCTGACCTCGCCGCCCGTCGATGCCGGCGACTTTGAGCCGAGCTGGCTCGAGGGATATGACTTGCTGTGGTTTGATCTGCACGGACAGCCGGGGGCAGCGTGGTGGATGGGCGATAACCGGCTGATCGCGCTGACGGCGGGACAGATCCGGGATGCGAACCTGGGCGGGGCAATCGTGTTCGCGTTGAACTGCTACCTGGCAGACGAGGGCTCACCGATGTTGGATGCGCTGCTCGACGCCGGCGCGCGGTACGTGATCGGGGGCGATGGCCGAAACTGGGCCGGGCAGCGGACGTTGTATGGCGCGGCACTTTTGGGAATGCGCTTCATCAAGGGGCTGTGCCAGGAGCAGGACCCACTCAGGGCGCTGGCGCTGGCGAAGCGATGGCTGCGGATCTCGATGGTGCGGGATTGGTTGCTGAGGCGCGGAAAGCGGATCACGGCGGCAAAGGATACGTTGGCGTTTCGAGCGTACTACAGGAGGTCAGCGTGAGATCAGGTAGATTGTTCACAGTTATTGCCTGGAGCGTCATCATTGCGGCGATCGTCCTGGTGGCGATCCAGGTGTGGGGACTCTGGTCACCTCCGGAGGAGCCAGTTGCACGGAGCGTAGAGAATTACGGCTGGCTGAGGATGGAGGAGATGACCGTCGCTGGGACCGGGACGGAGGGGGCGGTGAGCGCGAGCCAGGCGAGCGACGAGGCGATCCGGGGCCACATCTATGCGGTGCATCTGGATTTCTCTTCCTCGATCACGACGACGACGGATTTTACGCTGACGCAGTCGTCTCCTTCACTAACGGTGCTCCAGCTCACGGACTATTACACGGACACGTGGTTCTACCCGGGCGCGGAATACACGAGCGCGGCCGGGGCCGGGTTGTCGGCGTACGACCGGCTGTTGGCGTCAGGGACGCTGACGGCGACGGTGGGGGAAACGATCTCGGGGACGATCGTGACGGTGCGGGTGTATTGGGGGGAGTGACTTTCATCCTTGCCCTCACCCCAACCCTCTCCCAGGGGGAGAGGGGGTAGGACAGATAATGACGGTTGTCGGAACTGAACGGAGGTACCGATGCGGCATCTGAAGCGATTTGCGGAGCTGGTGAGCAATCCGAGCGAGGGTGTGGTCGAGCACGTGGTTGCGGTCTTTGGGAACGTCGACCAGGGCAATGACGTGATCCACCCGGGCGCCTTCAGAAAAACGATTCTGGAGAACGGTCCGGATGGTACGGACCGGATCCGGGCGACGTGGCAGCACGACATCTGGGAGCCGATCGGAAAGCCGCTGGAATTGGAGGAGGTAGAAAAAGCGGATCTCCCGGCGCAGGTTCTAATTCGGGTTCCTGAAGCAACCGGTGGGTTGCGCGTGACTACCAAAATCTCGATGACAACGCGGGGGAAGGATGCGTACACATTGCTCCTGGACGAGGTGCTGAGAGAGTGGAGCATCGGGTATTATCCGATCAAGACCAGATGGGATGATGAGGCTACTCCTATGCCGATTCGACATCTGCTAGAAATCAGGTTGGTCGAGTACGCACTGGTGACGCTGGCGATGAACATCGGTGCGGTGACTTCTGACGTGAAGGCGGTGGTCGCGTACCAGGACCTGCCGCTGGGGCCGGAGGACGAGGCCTGGGACCACGACGCGGCGCTGGCCAGGGTGAAAAGCTGGGCTGGCGGGGGCGATAGTCTGGAGGAGATGGACTGGGAGAAGTTCCGGGCGGCACACGTGCTCTGGGATAAGGAGAATCCCGAGCAGATGGGGAGTTACAAGTTGCTGATCGCCGACGTGGTCGACGGGAAGCTGACAGCGATGCCGAGGGGGATTTTCGCGGCGGCGGTGGCGCTGCAGGGTGGGCGGGCACCGATCCGGGAATTCGACGACGGCGACGTGGAGGGCGCGAAGAAGCACTTATCGAGGTACTACGATCGGATGGAGCGGACGGCGCCGTGGGATCGGGACAAGGCCCAGGCAGTGGAGTCGCTGGTCGAGTTGATCATCAGTAAAGGATCTCCCACCAGGCCGGTGGGATTGGATTTATTCGTGACCGATCTGTTGCGGTTGCAGGCGCCGGGGGCGCAGGATGTATGGCTGGAGCAGGTCGAGAGGTTCGCGTCTTCCTGGGTGACGAACGCGGTGATCTTGAAGGAGGGCCGGATGCTCTCCGGCCGGAACGTCACGATCGTCGAGAATGCTATCCAGGAGATGCAGGAAGCGATAGCGGCGCTGGAGGCGCTGTTGGAAGCAGCCAAGCCGCCCGAGGAGCGGGCACTTACTGCGGCCAGGGCATTGCTGAAGCGTAGGCTGGAGCTACAGTTATTCGAGTTGCAATCTATGTAGGAGGACGAAACGATGAACTGGAAACAGTTGATGGAGAAAGCCCGGGGGCTCCTCCACCAGGCCAAGGCGCTGATGGATGAGAACCAGGGTGATGCCTGGACACAGGAGCGAGAAAACCAGATCGAGGCGCTGCTGAACGAATCCGACGAGGTCAAAGCACGGGCTGAGCGTGCCCGGCGGGTGGAAACCGGGATGGCCTATTTCGAGGATCCGGCGGCCCCTCCGCCCCCGATGGCCGGGGAGGTTCCGCCCGGGACGATGGGCCAGGGCATGACCGGAGACGAAGAGATCGACGCGGTAACGATCAACGCGGAATACAAGGCTGTGTTCGGAGCGTACCTGGTCGGCGGGATGGGCTCACTGAACGTGAAGCAGATTGATGTCCTGCAACGAGGGTACGTCGAGACTGATCGCAAGGTCTTGACCGGCAACACCGGCGTCGCCGGCGGGTTCCTCGTGGCGGCTGATTTTCGGGCCGTGATGGTCGAGGAGCAGGCCGCGCGGGCGTTCCTGCGCAACCTGGTGACCGTGCAGCCGTGTTCGGGCGAGTTCCTGGAGATGCCGACGGTGGAGGCTCCATCGTCCAACGCCGGGATATACGCCAACGGGATCGTGTTCACCTGGGTCAACTCGCCGATGGACGAGGATACCGGGGACACCGAGCCAGAGTTCGGGCTGATGCGGATCCCGATGCACGATGCGACGGCGAAGACCCGGCTGAGCATCAACATGGTCAACGACGCGGCCGTGAACATCGAGGCGAGCCTGCCGAGGTGGTACGGCGAGGCGTGGGGGTTGCAGGAAGACTATGTGATCCTGCGCGGGACCGGGCGCGGGATGCCGCTGGGGATCCTGGAGGACACCGACATCACCGGGAGCCATTACGTCGAAACGGCGGCGTCGGGGACGGTCGGGGCGGACGATCTGATCGACCTGATGTACGACCTGGAGGCGCAGTACGCAGTGAGCGCGGGATGGGTCACCAGCCGGGCCAACCTCAAGAGCGTGCGCAAGCTGAAGGACGGCGAGGGCAACTATCTGTGGCAGCCGGGGTTGCAGGCCGGAGAGCCGGATACGTTGCTGGGTGCTCCGGTGGCACAGACACCGTGGATGCCGGCGATCTCGGCCGGGAACTATTCGTTTATCTACGGCGATCTCAAACGGTACGCGCTGGGTGAGCGGCAGCGTATCACGATGACCGTGCTGCGAGAGAAATACATCGAGCAGTTGAAGATCGGCTACATGGCGCACATCCGCGTGGGTGGCCAGGCGATGATCGCGCGGGCGTTCCGCGTGTTGAAGATCAAGGCATAGTCCCCTCACCCCGGCCCTCTCCCAGGGGGAGAGGGGGGTAGGGTGGGTAAGGGGCGTTATCGGAACTGTAGGAGGTAAGACCGATGCAACGAGCGATGGGAAGTGAAATTCTGAAGGTCGTGAACGTCGAGCTGCCGGACGTGCTGACAGCGGAGGCACACACGTCGAGCGCAATCGACACGCAAATGGCGACCGGTGGCTTGCTGCTGGTGGACCTGGGCGTGGCGGAGGCGGATGCGACCGTGGACGTGGTGGTGCAGCATTGTGCCACGTCGGGTGGCAGTTACGCGACGTTGTTCACGGCCACGCAGTTGACGCAGGCCGGCGATGACGACGAGATGATCTACTACCTGGATATCGATCTCCAGAATCCGAACATCAACCGGTATCTCAAGGTCGTCGCGACTGTCGGTACGGACGTGGTGGATGGTGCGGTGTTGCTGATCCTGTTCGGCTACCGGCGCGAGGCGGTGACACAGCCGGATGACGTCGCGGCGCTGGCCGGGAGCTGGGCTACCGGCATCGTGCCGTCGTAGTCGTGAGGATGAGGCGGGAGGGAACGCGACGTGGAACAGGTCGAAATTGAATATATGGACAATCGGGGTTTGGCGTGGCTGATGCCTGAAGAAGCGCAGCGACTTGTTCAACGTGGAGAGGCCAGGTTGACCGGGCGCACGCGGACCCTCTCGCCTGAGAACAAAGTGATTGTGCCGGAGTATTCGCGGCACAGGGAGGTACGATGATCAGTGATGGCTTTGGGCAGGTCGAAATCGAATATACAGACAATCGGGGTTTGGCGTGGCTGATGCCTGAAGAAGCGCAGCGACTTGTTCAACGTGGAGAGGCCAGGTTGACCGGGCGCACGCGGACCCTCTCGCCTGAGAACCAGGATGCGTTCCAGATCGGCGGTCACGTAGTGCTGGAGTTGTTCGACGCCGATGGCGAACTGAAAGAGCGGCGCGAGACCGACAACCTGGTGGTGAACACCGGGCTATATCACATCGCGGATCAGCTCGCCGAGCAGGACGAGAGCGCGATGAGCCACATGGCGGTCGGGACGGACGACACGGCCGCGGCCGCGGGCAACACGACGCTGGGATCCGAGGCCGGACGTGTGGCGCTCAGCTCAACCACACAGGGGGCCGGTGCGAGTGCGGACGAGGTGACCTACGTGGGTGCCTTCGGGGCCGGGACCGGGACCGGGGCGCTGGTGGAGGCGGGGATTCTGAACGCCGATTCCGGCGGGATTTTGCTGTGCCGGACGGTCTTTGACGTGATCAACAAGGGCGCGTCGGATAGTCTCACCATCACCTGGGTGCTGACGATTTCAGCTTCATAGTGTGTGATTCGTGAGGTGTGAGGCGTGGGCTCGGGTGAGTCCACGCCTCATGCCAGGAGTCGATTGTGGCTGATCTGACGCTGTCTCTGGCGGATTCAGTTGTAGCGACGTTCGGCGCCCCGGCGTTCGTCGAGACGCCGGGGGTCCTGGTGGAGCTGCAGGGCAACGCGGCGGGCCGGGCGGTGGCCCGGCGGATTACGCTGCTGGAGAGTGACACGCTGCCGGTGCTCGTTTTCCTGGTCACGGACGGGGAGAACGGCGTGTACGATTTGAGTGACGCGACGGTGACGCTGCGGATGCGAGAGCGGGAGGCGGACGCCGGCGACTATAAGATCGACGCAGAATGCACGCACCTGGATGATCCGATCAACCCGACGATGCCCGGCCTGGTGGAGTACCGGTTGACGGCGGACGACACGGATACGCCGGGGGAGTATTATGCTGAGCTGATAATGGATTTTGGTGGATCTCTGGTGTACACGACGGAGGTGTTCGTGGTGCGGATCCGGGAGAGGTTGTGATGGCGATCGCTTTCGACGAGATCGACGACTATTA